CCGGGGACGGCGACCCGAACACTATCCCCGACAATAACACCAGAGACAAGTGCATTAGGGAAATCCGGCACACCATTCGTGTCCACTGTCGCGACCGCTGTGGCACTCGCAGAACGATACAGTTCAAGGATGTTGGCGCGTGTGTTCACGCCCTTAATCGCGAACATCGTAGTTGCAGATTCGTTCATGCCTAAACCGACTTGCCCCGTAGAAGGTATGCGAATAGCACCGCCGTCTAAGACCGAAAAGTTAGCCCGATTGTTCCCGCTGTCGTAGATATGCGTGCCCGATGTACCGGACATGAAAATCAGTTGGTTCCCGGATAACCGGATATTGCCAGCCGTTGAACCGCCGTCGCCCGTTGTTTTGAGTCCGACGCCACTTATCAACCCCGTGCTTGTGATAGCACCGGAGGCGATTGTGCCGAGCGTGGCGTTGCCGCTTGTGTCTATGGATGCTACCGACGTGCTGCTCGCTGAACGCCTGATTTCAACAGCGTTTGATGTCGTATTTCCAGCCCTTACCTCAAATGTTGTTGAAGCAGATGGAGAACCACCCGACCCCTTGCCGTTGACCATGAAATTTGTATAGCCATCATAAAAGTATTGTGTCGTTGTGCCAGTTGGAACAATATACGTTCCGTTGCCTGATTGTGTGAAATCTGTTCCAGCACCGGAACGCGTTAGACCGAAGTGCTGATTGTATGAAGTGGAATTGGCTAATATCTTCCCCGTGCTTGTGATAGCACCGTCAACACGCACCGGCGATTCAAAACTTACCCCATTCGATGCACCATAAATGTCAAGAGTGGCATTTGTCGAATCATACTTGAAATATCCCCGGCTGGTTACAGATGAACCAGTATAGAATTGCAGAAGCAAGGGGCTACCAACATCCGAATAGTTTGCGACTTGCAAAGTGGTATAAGACGCTACCGCGTTTCTAATAAGTGAACCCACTCCGTTACCAGAGGTGAATCCTATCGTCGATGAATTAGCGTTGACTGTCAATGCGCCCGAAGATGTGATAGCACCGGAGGCGATTGTCGAGGAGAACGTCGCCGCACCTGTCGCTTGAGCAATCAGAAGGTCGATACGGCTTGCCGTCTCATTGAAAATCCGATAGTCTTTGTCGCCATACATACCCACACGCCATGACTGCGGGACGGTTTCAGACGAATAGAACCATTCGTACGCATACCTTCCAGACGTTGTGCCGTTGCCCGTCGTTAATTTGAGTCCCGTCGCGTTCGACGTTCCGGTAGTTGTGATTGAAGCGATATTGTCGCCGGATGAAGTGCTTGTGATAACACCCGATGTTATTGTGCCGAGGCTTGCGTTCCGCGACGCGTCAAGGGCAAGCGTTGTGCCGATGTAGAGTGAGTCCCCTGCGTAGAGTTTGCCTGCACCTGTGCCCGCTACCGTCCCAACCGTGAGCCGTGCCCTACCGACATTGGCATCGGAAAATAAATATGTGCCAGAGATTGCGCCACTAAAGACAACATTTCGCGACGAATCAGCACGTAAGAACTTTACAAATGTTCCGGTAGTGTTCGTTGTGAAAAAGTCTAAATATCCCGCACCAGTCGAAGCATTGAAAATCCCGCCTGATATTTTCCCGCCAGCTAATCTCGTTGCCGAACTTCCGGGCATAGCACCGAGAAAGATGTCGCTCTGATTGTCCCCTGCTGGCGATGCTTCATTCCAGAGAATGACCAATGGCTCTGATGTCCCACCGATGATATGCCGACCGGAACCCCGCCCCACCGTTGTTGAAGGCCATGCCGAAGTGCCAACATAGAATCGCCCCGTCATTCGCAACCCACCCGTTACGGTAAGCGAATCTGTAAAGGAGAAGGCTGATGCTCCATGCGTCCACCCGATTTGCCCGTAGTCAGCCCCGGTTACGTCAGCATCGAAGCGGATGTTGCCACTTCTGACGTGGATTTTGTCTTGTGGTATCGGGGATGTATCAGTAGAATTTATGCCGAATCCCCATCTGCCCACAGAGTCGCCAACAAGTAACCATGCTGGCGCATCATTCTCGAATAGATAGCCACCGCCACGAAACACGAAAGCAGTATCGGCTATGGTCTCACCGCCTGTTGAACGATATGCAACCCCGCCGTAACTCGACGGCCCCGTGCTGGTCGTAGCGAATTTCAACGTCGAGAGCGTCGTCGTGCCTGTTAGCACCGAGTTTGCCCTTAATACATACTCAGCCAGCGAGTCCTGTATCTGATTGTAGAGATACCAGTTCTTCGGTATCTTCGCCGCTGTCGTGCCTGTGTCAGAGTAAAGCACCCTCAATAGCAACTGCGCCGCCTTGTAGGTCGTGTCCAGCCGGAACTTCTCACGCGTCACCCATCCAGCGGTAGCGGCTGAGTCAGCCCATTCGAGATACTTCGTCGTGTCTGAAAACCCCGCCGCAGAAGTCATCTTTGAGCCATCGCCAAAGAGAAAGAACGCACCACGCCATCCCTGAGCGGCTTTTGATGCTTTGATCGTATCGCCGCTCAAGTAAATATTGGGCGGACTCACTTGCGCCATTAGTTGACTATAAGTGAGCCCGAGCACGAACAGCAATAGAATGCGTTTCATAGCGCTATCCTACTTTTTGTGGATCAATCTGGGCTCCAAGCAATGACGCAATCATGTTTGCCTGTGCGGTGACGCGCCCTTCGACCTCTGCAGGTGGTTGCTTTGCGAGTCGCCTGAAGACGAGCATCGTGCAATGATCGATTGCCAAAGGAACCCATCTGTCCGGAAGGTCAACCGTATTTGCATCGGTTGTCTCTTTTGTGGGTGGACGCAGAGCGATCAGGTTCAATCCGGTAAGCGACGCGGCCTGACTGAACACAAGGATCTGGATTGTGCCAGCCGCCAATGTGAAGATTGTCGCAATGCCTTTTGTGGTCCCGAAATCGGTGGATGTATAAATACTTCGTAGACCATCAAACTGCCGGCGAGGATAGATTGGGATCTCTTTCAAAGTGCCTTCCCACAAAGACACTTTGTTCAAGTCCCAGACCGTGCCAGCGGAAAGCACTGTGCATGTGTAAAGACCACTGGAAGGGGTTCCCGGCGTCACTGAAATTTCGACTCGGTAGAAGTCATCTACCAAGCGGTCCAATGCACTCCGGACATTGGTCAGAGCGTGATGAACAAGGTCGTTGAGTTGAAGTTCAATCACACCAGATTCTTGCTGGCTGATCGTGCTTGTCTGCGCCCGCACTTCGGACTTGACCTTTAGTAATGTGAACGAACTCGATGAAAGACCCATGGTCGTATCTCCTTATTGATATGTTACTCTTACGCGCAGATGCGCTGGTTGATTTTGCCGAAGTTCATTTATTGCACCATTGAACTCCACGAATGTTTCCATGCGAAGTTGTCTCTCCCGCAACCATTCGTACACTTTCATCTTGACGTACACCAAGATGACATGGTCGTATTGGGACGGTAGAATCAGCGAGGCACTGAGATTGTTTTGGTCATACAGGCGCCCAGTGACTCGTACCGTCCCAAACAAAGTGCATTCCTTATCTTCGATCGGCTCCGGATAGACATGAAGATAACGGATCCCATTTTCCATTCCGATCGCACCAAACATTGGAGTGCCATAGTCACTATAGAACTTCTGCACTTCCGTGTCCATATTCTGCTGGTCAAGCAACCATTTCTGCTCGACCATTTGGATGATCGGCTTATAGTCCGTTCCCCACGTTCTAACGCCTCGACTGAATGTCTTGAAGAATGTAGGGATTTCATCATCACGCCAGAATCGACCACCGGCAGTATAGGCGGCACTATATGTGGTTGGAACAGTTGCTACCCCGCCACTGCTATATGTCTGTGAAGTGGTCAGAGTAACACCAAATGTATTGCGGGTCACAGCGGTGATCGCGTGACTCGTATTGAGATCTGTCATACCGGTCACGCCAGTAATGGTCACGGTATCGCCAACTACAAATCCATGATCTTGGTCGGTTGTTACTGTGACAACTCCGGTATCAGAATCATACGAGGCCGCATTGATATCACCGAACTTGCTGATTGCAAACGTATTGGTTGCGACTGAACTCACTTGGAATCTACCGTTTGCGGCAGTGTTCCCGAGCACCCCTCGAATCGTCACACGGTTGAGGTTAGAGAGGCCATGAGCGGCAGCCGTGACCACGATGGGTGACGCACTGGACGCATCTGTAATCGATGGCCTGTCCTGAAACCAATACTTATAGACGTTATCATTCAGGCCGAGTACATACTCGTCTGAAATCGCTACAAGTTCAGAAATTCGTTCCTGTGCTCGATTGATCCAAAGTTGGACCTGTTCATCGGCCAGTCCGGACAGTCGCTCATCACTGATTTCTTCACGAAGATCGTCGATCAAATTCGTGAAGGTCGACATCGCGTAAGAGTTTGCCACTGCGTCCTCCGGTCAATCTCCGGGTCGATAAATAACAGTCACGTGAGATGCTTTCTTTTGGCTATACACCAAACTTGTATCAAGCCTTACACCAAACTGGTAGTATGCTGGTGCGTTTCCGCTTGATGGTAATATAATCTGCGTCACTGTCCCAGCACCATTCTTGATTGTCACCGTGTCGCTGGCAACCGGCGAACCGATAAAGACGCCGACCAAATATGCTGTGCGACCCTTATAGATCGCCGTGCAACTATCCCCGAGCGCGGCCTTGACAACGATAGTATCCAGCGTGGTAGCAGCAGAATACACCTCATACTTATTCTGTGCTGCTTCTGTCCGGACATTAGCTTGCGCCAGAAGCGCATACGGGAGAAGAAAAAGGATGAGAACGAAGCACATGCGCTTCATTGCCGTATCTCCTTTGATGGGAATGAGAGGTTGGTACAGAGTGGTGCCTTGAGTGAGGCTACACTAAGCCCAACCAAGAACGTACGCATACGCCCTCCGAGAAGGATACCGGGGGGCAGCGGGAGCCACCCCCCTGTATCGGTTGGACTCAGGTTACGCTGCCTTCACGACTGTCTGCTTGCCGAGCATGAACACCATCTTGTTCGCTGGAGTCGCAGAGGTGTACGCCTCCATTGCGATGGCGCATGTCTCGTCAATGATTGTCCCGGCATCACCGGCAGTAGCAGCAGCCGCTTGTATGAATGCTGTTCCTGCATTCAGGACTTCAAGTTGATCGCCCGCGGCGACATCGGTTGTGCCGTCCACAAGCGCATACGTGAAGCCCTTGATACAGACGAATCCGTACTCAGCCGCCGCGATCGTCGTTTTGCCAAGTGGTGTGTTGTCCACCACGGCAATCTGCACAACCGATACTGCCTCAGTTGCCGGCGCTTTCAGGATTGTCCGGATGATCGGATTGGAAGTGTCAGTCGCGTCCACTTCCCACGACAACTCGTAGATCGCACCGTTGCTCAGTGCCGCTCCGGTGTCGTTGTAGATTTTCACATAGATTTGGCCATCGCTTCCTTTGACCTCTTCCATGTTGGCGCAATTTGCGCCGCCTTGATAGTTGGGGATAGCACCCATGATCGTTCTCCTTCAGTTCAAATGTGAGAGAATTTGTGTGAACGCGTTGTCATCAGCTTGCCGCAAGCGACTGGAACTGGTATTGCTGCCACGGTGCATCGAGGCGCAACTGACCGCTCCAATAGATGTGGTTCAGCTTCGCATTCTGATCAATGGGTTTTCTCCACCCTTCCTCGTCATCGTCGAAGTTCAGACCGGGCAACACAAACACCGACCAGTCTGCCGTCGTCAGGAAGTACATGTAGTACGCCGTGCAATAGTCATCGAAGACCATTGTGACGCCGGGGCCGAACTCGACACCGCCGAAGCCGAGATTTGCGACTTCATTGTTGAAGCGCAGACTGCCGACTTGTGCGATGTCTTGGTAGATGTTGTAGATTGTTTTGGTCGTGACGATCAGATCTGGCGACGCATCGTGCGTTGCGCTTGTCTGGGCAGTTCGCATCAGAGATGGCAGGTAGGATGTGGACGTGCTGTCCTTCATGTTCGCGAGCGTGTGTGCGCTCGAATTCACGTTCGCCTGCCAGTACTCGTTACCGGATGTTGCGCGGTTGATGTTCGCGTACGTGTTGCTGCTGCTGACCGCCGCCTTCAGTCCGTAGATCACATAGCGACCGGACACGAGTGTCCCATCATTGTAGAGATCGGTGGCCATTCGGTCCTTCAACGTGGACATCGCGTTGTCGAACTGAATTTTCACCATGTCAAGCAGCTTTTCGATGCTGCCGCTGTTCTTCTTCTCTTCCTCGACGGAGATCGCGAGCGTGGCGTAGTAGTTCGCCGTGTTGAGGGTCGCGACAGCGGTTGGATTCACCGGTTGGCTGGCCAGTGTGTCATAGCCAGAATAGACGCCAACTGGCGTGTGTTTCTTTGCGATCACAGGCCATTGCAGAGAAGTGCCCGTCATCTCCTTGACTCTCCCTGCCGACATAAATCGGTTCAGGAGCACGGTTTTGTTGTAGATTTGGTTCTTTGTGACCTTCAAGAACTTCGACCGTGTGACGTTGTTCAGGAAGGCAGTGTCCAGATTAGGCATTTTGCTTCTCCTTCAGTTTGCTGAAAGGAACACCATAACTAGGCGTTGCTCTATGGCACTCCTCGCAGAGTGTCCGCCCGTTATCGATAGCAAAACGCAACTCGGGAAAGAGCGCAAACGGTTTTATATGGTCAGCGTTGAGGTTTCCCCCATGCTTACCACAGAATCGGCAGGTATAGTTATCTCGAACGAACACAGATTCTCGCCAGAGTTTGTACTCTGCGCTATGCTGTATCCGATTTCGTTCCTCAGAGTATCCACCTCTCCAATTTGGATTCTTCGGACCAAGAATCCAAGGTTTGGGTTTACCCTTTAGAGCGCGAGAAATAGATGCTGCTCGTCGTCGCTTCACTTCCTCCGTTGGCTTTTTGCCCTTGGCGGCGATAGAAAGTTTTCTCCTGTGGTCTTGGGAGAAAATACGCTTTCTTGGAACACCTTTGGGCAAATACTTTGCCATGATACGGACCGAATGAAAGTGATGAACTATGAATTTCCTGCACACTTTCATCTTGTGGACGAGCGGTGCGAATCTTGAAGTCGGGCACTTTTGTGAAGTGATCTTGACTTCACACAACTTTTTGGCCTTGTGAGCCGATGGGAAAGAACAAACCGAGCAGACCTTGTGAGTCTGGGACTATTTTACTTTTGACCTGTAATCTTTGAGAATCTCTTCGACAACTTCCTCTGTATTCTTGAAAACCTTGTCATCGGATTTGGTGAACTCCTTACCCGTCTTGCGCGCGTTGAGTAGGGTAGCTTTGATCTGGCGCTCCGAAGCGATCTTTTCTTCGGCTTTCTTCTTTGCATCGTCTGTCGCTTTGCCAGATGTCATTTCCTTTATGGCGCGCCGAGCGATGTTGACTACGCGTCCCGACTTTCGGACGCCCTGTTTGTTGAAGTTTTTGGGGTCTTCAAAAACAGCCGTCAAGATCTTCTTGTATGTATCCGCGAAGTCATCTTCGGAGATGCCTTCTTCAGTCAGCATCTCGATGACCAATTCCTCTTCCTCTTCCAGCGTGGCATCGTTGATGGACTTCACGTTCAGTTCTTGGTAGCGTTGGTCAGCGATCTGCTTTGCACGATTGACTTGGTTTTCGATCTGGAGTGCCTTGCGGACTCCGTGCTTTTCCTCGATCTCCTTCCAGCCCGCATCGTCAAGTTGTAAGAAAGCGGGATCTACCCCGAGTTCCTTGAATGTTGCATGAAGAACTTGCCCATACTCCGGCACATTGACCAATGCTTCCTTCTCCGTGATACCCTTCTTGTCGACGCTGGAAATGAGCCCCTGTCCCTTCAGCTTCGAGATATAGGCATCTTTTTCCTTGACGCCTTTGCTGGCATTCTCAAGCACTTCGTCAACTGTCTTGCCCTTGTAGACAGTGCTTTTCGGGTCTGTGGGGTCAAGAATCCACACGAGATTGCCTTCGCCGTCCATCTTCAGATTCTTGATCTCGAAAACGTCGGCATCTGTTTCACTTGCCTTTTCCGCTTCCTTGGCTTTTGCGGCTTCCTCTGCCGCAAGTCGTGCCTTTTCTTCCTCGATGGCCTTCGTTTCGTCCACCTTCGCTGTTTCCTTTGCGGCTTCCTCTGCCGCTTTTTCTTCTTCTGCAGTCATGATCATATCCTTTCGGTTGTCCGATTACAGAATTTCTGATGGATTTTTGAGCGGTTCTTGCGGTACATCCTGCACTGGAAGTCGGCGCCCAACTGCTACGAACAGTTCAGACAGTCTTACCAGTTCGTTCCGGATAAATTCGTAGTCGCCACCGCTGAGGTCCATTGCTTCCCGGTCGCGGATCTTCCAGTCCCCAATGAGCAATACTTCTTTTTCCTCTAACATTGGTGCAGATTCTACCAAGCCATCTGCGCGAAGTCGATGTGCGTAACCATGTGCTGCGATGATGTTCATAGAGGTTGTCCTCATTTATTGTGAGATAATGGTAAACGCCATCCCTTCTGTGTGCCACACTTTTGGCAGAATGAATGGTCGACACCTACAATGTGACTCTGCACCTGATTGCAAGTTGTGCAGAAAAGGTCCATCTTTCGTGCACTGTTCTGGCGAAAGTTAGCCAATTTCTCTTCGTCTGTCAAGTCTCGATTTTCCATAGAGACAAACTCTCGGGGAATGTCTGGTGGATAGAAAGGCGGAAGTCCAACAACATTGTGTGGATTGGATTCCACCTGTCGTAAGTAGTCTCTCTTCTGCGCCTCATTCTCGAATTTCATTTTGGCCCAGTTCCGTTTTCCAGCTTCTACAGCCCTCCTATAGTCAGGATGCGTTGCCGGATCGGAACGAGAAACTCTTGGACCTGAATCTTTGATGATAAAATACATCAGCGCTCCCTTGATGGTTTCCAACCCGTCTCACGCATGGTACCGTAGATGTAGGCGTTCCGTGCTTCTTTTAAGGTTTTGTACTTCCCCCTACTCTTCAGTTTTCCCTTCCTCACCAAAGAAGCCGCACGCCGTTCCAGTTCTTGTTCAAGAGCCTTTGGCATTGCTCTTCACCATGGCGCGTACGGCTTTGAGAGCGGATCTCGGTGCCGCGGAAGTCTCTTTACCTTTTTTCAGTTGCTTGTACTTCTTTGAGACATCACATAACTTGGCCACTGTTATCCTCCGTTCCTTTTCTTATGATCCAAAATGTGCAAGGCATCTGCTGACGCCGGAATGACGTTTTGTTGTTCTCGCTTGAAGTCATGCACAACGTCACGCGCAAGTTCAAGCATCTGATAACAGAGCCCCTTATCTGGCAGCGGCCCTTGCACAGCGAGTTGTCCGGTATCGCGGTCAAATGCGATTACCATGACGACTTTGTTCTCGGGCATCAGCGGTCCCCCTTAAAAACATAGGCGGCGTCGTCAGTCACGTCACACACCGTAGCAATTCCGCTGGAAGTAGAAATGGCGACGATCTTTCCTCCATCGTCGAGGACCTCTATGTAATCTCTGCCAACTTCCTTGACCTTGCAAAGAAACGCATGATTGCCGGCAGTGATGATGCGGAAGACCGCCTCCTTTTCAGGGTGAGCGGCGATCGCTTCGATAAAATTGTCCGCCAATGATTGGTCTTTGAAGAGGCGCGCTTTAACACTGGCGACAGAAATTTCTTCTTTCTTTTCCTTTTCCTCTTCCTTCTTCGACTTTCCCATGGGTTCCTCAAAGTGTGGGTGTATCTTTCATGGTTGGAGTTTCTTGACGAACTCCTTTGTCTCTTCCCAAAACGCTGTGCAATCGCTCAGTGTCTCGCCGCCGCGAATACGTCCGAACATCAGCAAGCGCGCTTGGGGCGTGTGACCGATAAAACCTTCTGGATGCGTCATTGCCAAATACACAAGCCGATGCCATTTTTCAGCATCGACCACCAACTTCTTTCCGTTGGCTATTTGGTCGAAGAGTTGTCTCTCTGCCATTGTGATGATTCGCTCTTCAGCGGCAAAGCCCTTTTCACCATCAGCCTCAGTTGTTTCGAGTTCAATTCCCATTGCTCCCTCCAATTGGTTGTCCATTGGTTGGCTCCTCCGGCTGCATCAATGACCGAAGGCCCTGCTTCTTTAACTGCTGACGCACGCCTTTAAGCGTGCGAACATCTTCCTTCTTACGCGCCGCCTCCTGAGACATGACCTGCATTCCAACCTTTGTGGCCTCGGAGAGTTGATAATACTTTCCTTCACGCGACCATTGTGGATATCGTTGCTGAATGATATCATAGATCGCTTCCGGTGGAATGAGAGGCATACCATCGGGTTTCTTCAAGCCATAGAGTTGAATTGCAAATGCAAGATCGAGTTCCCATTGGTTCGCGATATTTGATCCCGGTTTCGCTCTGACTTGGAACATCGGGATATCGCGCTGTTCGACCTTCCCTTCTGCTGTTACGACTTCGTATTGCGAGAGAACATCTGCAAGTGTAACAGCCTGCCACTGGCCATCGATGTAGTAGAAGCGCGGTTCAACATAATATTGCTTCCACATCATGAGCCGCGTTTCAATGATTGATTCAACGACAGCATTGAGTTGCTGATTCGCTTCTCCAGTAATGATCGCGGCATTTTGCTTCATCAGTGTTTCAACAAGGTCCCCGCTTGCAGATGCAGATGGTGATGCTCCGTAGGATACATCGGTCACGCCCTGTTGACGTTGGGCATTGGCCTTCATCGCCTGATAGATCTCAAGGTTCTCTCGCGGTGCTTGACCTTGAGGAAAAGTAGGTGGAGTAGTTGCATAATAGTTTGGAGATTGCGGGTCGTTGTTGAGATCGTCGTCTTGGAGAAGTGACTTGTCATTGACGTTGAGCCATGGTTTGGGAATTCCGACAGCCAATGAAACGTCGGCAGTTCGGCAAATCATTGTATCAAGAGTTTTATTCGTTGTCCACAGGACTTCGGCAGCGCCACGCCCGTACCAGTGTCCCGGTAGTTTCTCTGTGACGAAAGCGTGAAACAACTTTCTCCAGTCGAATTCATGTTCACTTGGGATATCTTCTGCAACCTCGCCACCCACAAGAACGACTTTGCGACCAAATGGATACTTCCTCCGCTTGCCTATTGGGATGCCGTCGAGCTTCAGTTTCTTTTCTGCTTCTGTGATATGAAGTGCGATGTGTTCTAACATATATTGCGTTAGCGCATCGGTAAACTCCAAATCTTCAGGAGTCAGCATCTCGATTGGAAGGTTGGATGAATTGATCTCGTCAATCCAATTGTAGTGTTCTTCGACATGCTTTTTGTGATTCTGATCTCGTAGTACATAAATGGGCTGTCCCATGTGTACAGCAGCATGTTCCTGCTGGATTTCTTCGTCGGCTGCCGGGATGGATTCCAGCGTGTCATCGTCGACGTAGAAAACAAGTTTGTCAATCATTCCAGTGTAGTTGTAAACATAGGAACGACTATCTGGTTCTGTCAGGATCTCATTGGCACGTTGACGATCGAGGTCGGCAAGTTTGTTGCGGAGTTTCGGATATTCTGCTTCAACAAAGCGACGTGGCTCCATTGTTGCGACACAGACATACCAGCAACCATCGATTCGTTCAATGGATGTGCAGTAAGGAGTAGGAAAAACTGAGGCATTGTCAAGCACAAGTTCTCGGGCAATACCATCTGGATGTGCATCACGGTCGAGCACAGACATGAATACCGCTGTGCCCTCTGTCAAGCCTTGATGGACACCCAGTGTGAGAGTTTCCCCCCACCGCGTTGCTGCACGTTCTTGGTCGAGAATTGTTGTGAGGTGGTGAATATTCGGGAAGATGGCTACCTGATGCCACGCGCCCATGAGGTGCGATTTTCTCACACGAATTTGGTTGCCGATTTCATCGTCAACAAGTTCGTGTTTCCATTCCGAGCCGGGGGCTAAGTTTCTGCGACCCCATACCTCCCAATGATGACCTTCTTCCAGCTTTCTGCAAGCACGGAAATAGGTCACTGGATCCATGATGGTCGAAGAACTATCGGCATTGATTCGTTCGGAGAGTGCGCCTTTGCGCCAATTCAGCGATTCTTTCCATAATGCAAGAAACGCGTTTGACACATCGGCTTCGCCTTCTTTTGGTAACTTGCCGGTTCCTTCGTCGGTTAGCTTTGCCAGCCAGCCAGTCACCGTCATCTTGAGGCGGGAGAATAGAGCCACGTCGCCCACTTGGTACCTCGCAAGGTTGTGAGGTCAGTGGGCTTTAGTGGATTACCAGCCAATTGTAGTCAACTGATTTATAGCCGCCGACGCTTGCCTGATAGACAAAGATAGTATCTGTTCCCGGCGCAGCCGCTAATTGGACCCGAGCCGCCGTATCTGCTGCAGCAAACTTTTGTGTCACGAAGACGATGGAGTTAGTCGTAACGCCGCTTACCGCGACAGTATCTATTGCCGCCCCGGTTTCAAATGTTGCGCTTCCCCGAACCGCGGTGGTGGCGGTAAATTTGCCATTCAACTTGAAGGGACCTTGTGACCGCAGTGAGTCGGTCACAACGGCTTTTCCTGTGACGTATGCTGCTGTCCGGACATAGATTGTGTAGAAGTATTGCGATTGCGCGAACGCGACAACGAACACAGTCGCGAGCAGCACAGCAATGACAAGTCCGACTTTCGCGAAGCGTGGCATGGTGTGGCTCCTTATGAGGTTGTGAGAGACGGTTCGGCTGGAGTTGTCTCACTGTGCAAAGTTCGGTAATTCCGCGGTTTATGTCAAGTGAATTCTATCGCTGGTGCCACAAGAGTTTCGGTTTCATAAGCTGTTCGAGTTTTTTCTTGAAGACTCTTTGTTCGAGGAGTTCGGTTTCGGTCGATGGCTTATGAGGTTTCTTCTTCTCGCGCGTCGGATGTAGTTCAAGAAACGGCATCTTGAACGAATTTCCAGACCACATCGGAATACCTTGTCGCCTGACATAAAGTGTATGATACAGCGGTACAGCCACACAGTAGACCAATCCATCATAATGTATTTTTTTGATGCGTGATTTTCTGAGTTCGGCAATTACTCGACTTTTTGAAATAGTCACACGATATATTCGCTGTGGTGATGAGATGGCATACGAAGGTTTTGGTTGATAGGAATGAATGCTCGTACTCATGCCTAACTTGAAACATAGCTCTTGAAAATCATCAGCCAATTTTTTTGAAACAGTGTGATAGAATCGTCCTCCCCTTTTTGTAAAGGTGCCATCGCCGAGCATCATTCCCTTAAATAGCTCAATAAGGAAGTTCTGTTCCAATGCCAAGATCCACTTGGGTATAAATTTTCCATTCGCGTGTTTCCCAATCAATCCTTGTTCATCAAACCATTGCCATAGAGCCTTTGATGATATTGTAAGGCGGTAGTTGTTTTGCTGTCTGCCATTGATGGAATGAACAAACGGTAGACTGTTCGCAAATCGTTCGAGAAGTTCTCGATTCTTTTGGTCTACAATAATTCTTGTACGCCTTGCATTGTGATGATCTGCGCAACCTTCGGCTAACCAAAATCCCAAAAATTTGAGGAATGGCCCGAGCAACAGGTCTTTTCCACCAATTTGGATTGTATTTGTTGCTCGAATTCCAAGCCAGTCCCCCGTTTTCGGAACATACTGCCACTTGTCCAAATTCTGAATAGGCACTAGACGCCATCGAAGCTGCTTTTTGACATTCCAATCCCTATATCCTACTGTTACCATGCGGTGTGTTGAAGTTACGCAAAAATTCAACCCATTCCCCTTGTACTCTAACATCTCTCCAGAATGTTTTTTCTGTATGATACCTTCTGGTTTTTGATATACAATATCGTTAGATGGAGACAGGGTGGCGAACTCATCTGCCATTGTTATTTGAGAAAACGGTTTCCATCCTGCATCTGTTAGAATTTCTGTTTGGTCGTCGTAGCAATCAAAGTGGTGATCTGGCTGGTCTTGAGCAATATCAAGCGGATCGCTCGGGTCTGTGACCAAACTTCCAAGTTGGTTTGCAAGTCCAATGCAGCGATCGAGAAGGAGCAGTCTTGGTTCGGTTGTGATGTTACCTTGTGAGTCACTTTGATAGGCGAGGTAGTCTCGGATCGCTTCATTGCAGGCTACTCGGTAGCGATATTCCTCAGTTGCGCGTTTAGATACCGGGACTAAGATCGGTGGTGGAAGGCTCTTTTCTTTGAATTTTGTGGTCCAGATATTCTGGATGATTGCTGCCGGGGTCTTTGTCGTGCCGACATCTCGACCGGTTGCGCTCCACATATTGGTATCACCAATGACCTTCAGTCTTGATCCAATTGACCGATCGAGCATAAACTTCGCTGTGCGTTCTCCCCATTCTGATGCTGTTTCTCCACCGGGACGCATTGTAGACGGCTCACTGGCGCATTCCCACTCAACATATATTTTGCCCGTGTAGTCGCGCGTCAGCACGTGCATTACTTTCACATTTCCATAGTCCATGCCGCCCAATCGGTTCCATGCTTTATCGAGTTCAACCGATGGAACTACGTGGACAGCGGAGGCAAAAGATTGGAAATGCATACCGACAGTGACATCCCAATTGCCCTCAAACATTGCTTTCCGGATGTATGGGTTGGGCTCAGATGCCAGAGTAGCGATGTATCGCTCGTCTTCAGCGTATGCCGGATTATCAAAAACGGTAGCAAATATCCGACGATAGGTCCTCCGATAGACTTTGTGATTCACTTCTACGTCGAAATTATAGGTAAGTCCGGGCTTTTTCCCATCAATGAAGCGTTTTTTCACCCAATCCCGCCCTACTCCGATGGGGTTTGCCGTCCATTTGACTGTCGGGTAAAGACCCTTGCCTGTTGTTCGGTTGAGCAGAACGAGATAGTTGAAGATTGGTTCAAGGAACTCTTCAAGCTGATCAAACTTGAGATCGCAGATTTCCCAGCCTTGATATTTTTCCTCATCACCAAGAAGTTCTACGTTGTGAAATGCAAGCCACGCACCGGATGGGAACACGAATCTTGATTTATCGCCTTGCCAGTGGGCTCCGAGAGCAGGAATCTGGTTAAGCCAGAAAGTCGCGCGGTCTATTACTTCAGTGAGGCGTTTGTACTCTCTACGGAAGATAACGCCATGCCATCGTGGATTTGATAATTTATCAACCCTCAAGCAATCGTGGATCAGGAGATCCGTCTTTCCGCTACCCTTACCCCCGTCGAGTCCAACGAAGTCTTCCCATGCACTAAGAAAATCCCATTGTTTTCCATGTTTCAATGGCTGGCCGGCAAGAGAATCCGGTTGCCATACAACCTTGCCACCCTTGACTCTCACTCGGCCCTGTTTGTCGAGGCTTGGTTTCATCTGAGTTCAATGGTGCGAAAGGTGTGCGATTCGGACCACCATGCGATCGATTTATTGTCGCAAATCGTGATCTGAGTCGGAGGGGGTTCTCTCATCATTCTGTAGCGCGTCTGCTCTGCAAGAGCGAGTGCAACGATGGGAAGTCTTATGAGTGGATGAAATTCGTCTTTGGTGAGAAGGAAGCAGGCGCCTCCTTTGAGATGGACTTCTGCTATGTAGCGGCGTTCCCGGCCATACCTACCGTTTGTAGTTTGCTCATTGAACCAGATGATAACTTTTTGAAGTTGATCATCGTCGCAGGTGGTTAGTCCTCCTTCGAGCGGATCTCCGAGCGTCAGCATCAGTTTGGCTTCTCGTTCAATCCTTGTGTCAGGAGAAGAATATCTCCCGAATCTTCTTCGCGCGAGATAACAACGGTGCATTCCTTCGGGAAGAAACTCATTTCTTCCTTCGTGATCCGCGTGGCTCCGCCAATGCGTTGGAGCAGACCATAGAGGCAGAATGTTAGATTGTTTTCAGCTTCAGTCGCCATCTTCTTTTTTCTTTGGCCTTATGATCGGCGGAATCAGGATGACATTCACTGGCTTCCCGTCGCTTGTAAGGTCCACCTTTGTTTTGTCGATCGGTCGACCGACATCATACTCGTTCAGTTGGCGGAGTGCTTTTTCATCGGGAGGCAGTGTAAAGACAGCAATCTCCCCTTTCTTGCCTACTTTTTGGATAGTCACACCGCGTGCCAGTTCAGCGAGTTTTTCAACGCGCTCTTTTCGTGGCATGACTTTGCAGATCAGTTTCGAGATGTTTTTTTGCTGCGTCGCTCCGGGTTTCCGTCCGCGTTTGTTGTGAACAACATCCTCGAACTGTTCTGTTTTGCGCTGTCGTCTTTTGTTCGACATAGGAGTCTCTCCTCTGTGATAGACAGTACAAATCTACTCTTTCAGCCGGAGAGTTGCAAATCTGTGTTGCCCTGCAAGATGTCCCTCGCGTTTTCGCGCAGGCTTTTCATGTCTCGGAAGACCATGAACTTGTCACAGATATAGATCAGTTTGAAGCCGTTGTCTTCCATCTGCGAGATCGTTTCTTCAATGAATTGTCCCAGCTTGCACGAAGGACTGGTGGGGTCCATCCATTCCAAAGGACCGTTCATTGCATTCTGCTGGCGCCATTTAGCCAAACTCGGCCAGCTTATGTCGATGACTTTAACGGCCATATTCCCTACTCACTGCTCGATGTATCCCATTTTCTTCATGGTTTTCCGGATCGCCTTTTTGAGCGTAGCTTTTCGTACGCTCTGGCCGGTCTTGCGACCGAACAGGGTGCCTTGTTTCAGTGGACCTCTTCGCACGCCTCTAACGTCCCGTAATTGAAATCTCATTTGCGATCCTTTTGAGTCTGAAGAAGTTGTCTTCCGTCATCAACTCGGGAGGCATCAGCCTCATTTGGTGGACGAAGAGAGCGTCGTCGTCATTGAGATTCTCTTTGAACTTGTCGCAGAGTGCAAAGCAAGCCGCAATGACTTTGTGTCGGGGATCCGTTTGTGCTTCCAGCACGAGCATTATTCAGCCTGTTTTTTTTGTTTCCACTCATCGACCTCTTTACGGTCGATCAGTGTGAGTGATTTGAACTTGTATGCCGTCAACCATCCCCACGTCAGGTAGTTACGAACAGACGCCTTATCTATGCCAAGTGACTTTGCCGCTTCAGCCACAGACAAGTAGTGTCCATT